GCGCTTGCAAAGACAGGGTTACGCGTAAGAGAGTTAAAGACCACACAGGATGAGGATGACTGGAACAATCGTGAAATTGATATTCTTCTGACGCACCCGGCAAGCAGTGCCTATGGTTTGAACCTACAGCATGGAGGAAACCATGTAATCTGGTTCGGTCTCACTTGGAATTACGAACTGTATACCCAGGCAAATAAAAGACTGCACAGGCAGGGGCAGACGGAGAAGGTAATCATTCATCAGTTGGTATGTGATGGCACAAGAGACGAAGATGTAGTACAGGCGTTGGAACGAAAAGATGATGTGCAGAATTACGTGATGCAGAGTTTGAAAGCAAGGATAAAACGGATTAAGGAGGAATCAAGAGAATGAAAATTAGAATTTCAGCAACAGGAAGAAATGTTTCGTTGGATATTGAAAACCAAGAGATTGCAGAGGCAGTATTTAATAAGCTTGCGATTATGCTTCTCGGAATTTCGAAGGAATATCAGGACAAGAGAAAGAATGTCGGCCAAAAGAAGAAAAAGCCGGAGGCAATCGTTCCTGAGCAGGAAGAAAAGGAAGTCATAGAGGATGAACCGGCAGAAGCTGAAACGTATTCTGGAAAAGGATTCCTATACATGAAATGTTCGGAATGTGGTACTGTGAAGGCATTTAATTCGAACAAAGAAATCAAAGGGTATCACTGTTTCGAGTGCGGAGCAGATACGCCGTTTCAAGAGGCACTGAAAAAGATACGCTTGAAGTGCGAATGTGGAAGCTATTTTGAATATTTGACAAATATGGATGCAGATATGTTTGATATTGCATGTCTCAATTGTGGAAACCCTGTCGCAGTACAGTGGAATGACAAAAAACAGATTTATGAAACGATACAGTAGGTAACATACCTGCCTGCAGAAAGGAGAAAAGAGTTGCGCGCATAATAACCGGTTTCTCCTGAAAAAGAAATGGAACAAGAAAGAGCAATATCATAGGGGTAAGCCAGTCGTATTATTCAAGACTGGTACTCAGTGCGAGAAAGAAAATCTGTTGCTGATAGGGAGGTGATAATTTGAGCTATGGAAGAACACGGAAACAAGCAAAGCTGGACGAAGAAAATACCTTTGATGATATTATAAAGCGAGGACCGTCAGAAAGTGCAAAACGTCAGATGCAGCACGAAGCATATCAGAGTATCGAGGTGATGGACTATATCAGAAAAATACATAAGGGAGGTGGTGCCGGTGGACAAGTTAAAACTAAAAAAGTACATACCGAACAAAGCGAGACTTAAGCGTATAGAAGAGAGGATATCAGAACTCTGTGAGACTGAGCCGGCAGGAGAAGTGATGGGAAAGGTTCGTGGGTCAAGTAAAGATTTTCCCTATACGGAAGTTAGGACATCTGTGATGATACCTGATCCGGATGAGCAGGAGCGAATAAACAAGCAAATCAGGAAAAAAGAAGAGGAACGCCTGCAGGTGTTGGCAGAGATTCAAGAGGTAGAAGAGTTTCTTGACGGGATAGGGGATGTGGAGATTAAGGAGATTTTTGAATTGCTGTACGTGGATGGGAAGAAGCAGAGAGAGGTTGCAGACATCATTGGATATAGCAGAGGAAGAATTTCGCAAATAACAAGTGAATACTTGAAAGATTAACACAATTAACATTTTAGATATGTTATAATTATTCTAGAAAAGTTATAATTAATTTTGACTTTTCTTCCCAAAACACACATACATTGAGAGAGACGCCTTGCAGAGATTGTGAGGTGTCTTTTTTGTGAATTTTGTCAATAGACAAAAAAGAACAGATGTTCTATAATGGATTTACTTCATACGTGAAATAAATGTCAAACCATGTTGAATGGTATCGAAAAATCTTGTATTATGTTTATAGGGTTTTGTTTATGTAAGTGTGTGGAGGAAAGAATATGGCATATGTTAGAACTGTTAAATTTAGTTATTACACTGTTTGTGAAGTGAACGATAAAGAGGGGAGAGAACCAATAAGATTTGATTTTGAAAGATGGATAGCTAAAGTTAGAGAATCCGAGATTGAAAAGAAAGAAGTAGAAATTGATGGACTTATTGCGAGACTAGAAGAATACGAGGGAGATGCAGAGCATAGGATATGGAAATTGCGATTTATGAAACTGAGAGATACTAATATTCCGTCTATAGTAAAAAAAGAAGAGGATGCAAAGCCGATTGAGTTGGAAGATGACGAATACATAGGTGAAGATTTACTGATGATATATGATTCAGAGATACAAGTGTCGATGATTCAGTGTAATAGATTCGCAATGTCTAAAGGAAAGCTCGAAAAATATTTAAATAAAATATGGGGAGATACAGATTGCAGAATCGTATTAATCCATATAAATAAAGCGATAAACTATAGTCAACTTAAAAAGAAAAATTTTAGAAGATTAGAAGTACGTATGTCGAATATTCATGCGGTGGAAAACACACATAGACCATTTTCGAGTATTGTAAACAGTTATAATGCAATGGGAAGCAAAACAGGAGTAATAACATTTTCCTTAGGAAGAGGAAAACAATCTAAAGAGGGATTCCGATTATGCTTGATGATATATATGATAACAGGGATATTGTCGACGATGCTATCTTAAAGGTTAAGGATGACGATAATAATTCAAATGTAGATATTGTCGATTTGTTTGATAATTGTTTACATGAATATATTGATTTTAAACTTGAGAAAAGAACTGCATTAGCATTTGAGTATGCGACAAGAATAATGGTGCAAAGATATTTGGATAGAAAAGAGGAAATTAAAAACTTATTAACATAGGATGTGAAATGATGGAGAGAGAAAAAAAGTCCTATATTTGGGAAAGGGTGTACCCTCATGTAATTGCGTTGATTGTGATGTTAATTTTAATTATATTAGGATTTCATCCTACTAAAAGTGCTAAAATTAATGAATTGGTAGACGGAATCGTAACTTTGGATTCTATTATTATCGGTTTCATTGGTGCAATAATACCAGTTATTTTAAGCATGAAGAATGAATCTAAATTGGTTAAATATGTTTTTGAAAGAGATAAAGAAGGGCTTTTTAAAAAATATATTTCGGAAACTATAGCATATGGATTGGCTGATGTATGTATATCTCTAAGTGTTTATGTGAAAGATGTTATATCAAGTAAATATGTTTTGATTTTTTTGGAATGGCTATTTATTTATGTATTTATTCTCTTCATATTATCAACATACAGAAGTATGACTTGTATGTTGAAGTTGATTTTTGCTGACGATGGGAAAATAGACACAGAGCAAATTACTACTTTAGAAAAGCAAAAGAAAGATGATTTATGGGAAGCAAAGGGTAAATAATATAGAGTGATAAAGGATACGGCACCCTCCGGGGTGCTTTTCCAATACATAAAACATACCATTTCTCACATACTATATCCGAGGTGAGAAAATGGATAAGAAGGATCAAGAGAAGTTAAACAGAAAGAAAAGCAATGAAGAATTCAACAGCATTACCGAGAAGGTAAAGCCGGAGAATCAGAACCAGCATCACAATGTCAGGAAAGAGGCAGTTGATGTGAAGATGAGACAAATGTAAGGCGTCCATTAGGGCGTCTTTTCTAATACCCAAATATGGATACATAGCTCAGTGGTAGAGCACTTCACTCGTAGTGAATATGTCACAGGTTCGATTCCTGTTGTATCCAGAGATAGAAAAAGTTGATAGATTGGAAGGTGGTGACGTGGCGAATTATGAAAACATAAAAGATGCAAATAACAATCGAACTCCGAGCGAACGCCGAGAATTAGCAAGGATTGCCGGCATCGAGTCGGGGAAAGTGAGAAGAAGAAAGGCTGCCATGCGAGAAACGATGAATAGGTGCTTGACTATGCAGGCGCACGTTGATGGACTATCTGATGTGTTAATTGCAGACGGAGGAGAAAGTACCTATGAGGAAATCATTACGATGGCAATTATCAATCAGGCAGCGATGGGAGATGTAAAAGCCTATAATGCTATTATGAAAGTCGTGGGACAGACGGACAAGTCTGACATGGATTTAGAAAATCAGAAAGCTGATATCGAATTGAAACAGGCGCGGAAACAGGCAGTTACCGGAGAAAATGAAACAGAAGAGGCTTTGGATAAGTTAGACAGTATCTTGGAGGAATTGAGGAACAATGCAGTTAAGCAAGAAACAGAATGAGTATATTGTAAATGCGACACACCGTTGGAATTTTAAGTCCGGTGCAGTGCGTTCCGGAAAGTCTTATGTAGATACTGCATTCGTTATACCGTTTCGAATCCGGGAGAGAGCTGGCAAGCCAGGACTAAACGTCATCCTTGGAGTGTCAAAAAGCTCCATCGAGCGAAATGTCTTAGCTCCAATGCGAGAAATCTACACAGATAAGCTCATTGGAACAATTAACAGTCAAAACATAGCAATGGTTTGCGGAGAGCCTGTATATTGCCTTGGCGCCGAAAAGGTAAGCCAAGTGGCAAAGATTCAAGGGGCATCCATTAAATACTGCTACGGAGATGAGGTGGCAAAGTGGAACAAGGAAGTGTTTCAAATGCTTAAATCTCGTCTTGATAAGCCGTATAGTTGCTTCGATGGGAGT